ACGTCCGACAACGGATGCTGTTCCACGCTCTGTCCGTCGACCTCGGCGCTTTTGGGGCCGGAGGCATTCTTCTGAATGACCTCCTCAAGATTGCTCTTTTGTTCTGGCATGGGGTGTCTCCTGTTTTTGTGAATCTCATGTGTTCCTACTCTTGTTTACGAGAAAAAACAGGCACTTGTCCAAAAAAATCACGATTTTCTGGATTTTAAAAGTTCGGAAAGACGGATTCTCGACCTCGAAGACTGCATGTCGGGCTTATTTGCGTTCCGTTTGATGGACGAAAGCTTCACGGGCTGGCCACGCCGTTTCAGAGGCATTGGCGTTCCAAATTCCGGCATCGTGGCTCCCAGCATCGAGCCGCAGACCGCACAGCCGGCCAGACAGTCCAGCCAGTGATTGTCGTTGTGTTCCGGTTTCAACTTCCATTCGTCCACGGTGCGCCCGCGCCCCTGCGTCTTCACTCTGTATTCTGCCGTCAGATGTTCCGCGATCAACTGGTGGACGTCCGGTCTGCGGCCATAGAAAGAAAGGCTTCCGTGGTCGCCCAGCATCACGGCCAGTCGGGCATGAACAAAGCTTTTCCAGAAGTTTGAGTCGAAGATGACGTGTCGGATAGCCCGTTTGCCCGCCACATTTGGCATCATCCAGTTGAAGCCGATTTTGTCGCCTGCGCCTTTCCGGTATTCGGTCATGGGCTTGGAGGAAGCGCCGACGAAACGCCCGTGCGACGGATAGATGATACCCGCCCACTGCGTCTGCCGACAGAACTGGTACACGATGTCCGTCGAAGCGCCCCAGTTTGCGTCAATCAGAGCCTTCTCGATCTTGAACATGATGCCGTCTTCCCGTTCCCATTCCCGCGAGAGGAGATCATCGACCAGCGTTTCCAAAGCGGCATAGATGCCACCCTCCAGTCCGGCGTTCGGGAACTTGCTCTGAATCGTCGGATTCGCAGTATCGAGGCTGAACATCCGGCTCCGCTGGTTCGGCCATGCTCCGTAGTCCAGCACCGCCCCCGTGAAGTCATCGCCCCACGCGACCACCGTATAGAACAGCAGGGCTTTCTGGATGTCGATGAACAGCGTGACCTTGTCGCAGGCCAGCGGAACCTTTCCCTGTGGAAGCCCGTTCACCTTCGACGCGATCTCGTCCATCGAAAGCAGCGTGTCCCCGCCCATGTCCTCCGGCAACGGGTCATTCTGGTACTCGCTTTGAAATGCTCCTTCGTCCTGCAGTCGGAGATTCATGGCAAACTGAACCGCCGAGATCTCGTCGGAGTTATATCGTTCCGGCCACGCGACGACGGCTCCTTCGTCCATCTCCGCCCGATGCTCCCGGTAAAACTCCGTCGCCCGTATGATGTTGCCGTCCTCCCGAAGTGCGTCCGCACGGATGTCCGCGTACTGTTCCCACAGTTTCGTGTTGATCGGGAAGTCGTATATCAGCTTCGTGCGCTCCCCGTTCCACTCGGGATGCCGCTCCCGGTCGAGAATCTGTTCCGCCATGTCGCCGGGTCTGATGATGGTGCATGGCATAATCCCGGAGATTTTCTGGCCGGGTCCGGCAAGGCCGAGGATGTCCCCAGCAAGGACGCGGACGCGCTTTCGGGTCTGTTCAAGGGAACCGGCAGATTCCGAGGTCTGCGGGTCATCGATAATCACGAGGCTGGGACGGACACTCCGACCGTCGGCGCGTTTGTATTTCATGCCGCGGACTCGACCGGTGATCCCGGCAACACGGACGATGATACCGCTTGCGGGGCTTCCTTTAATCGTTGGAAGAACAAGTTCGTTGCTCGTCCATGTGATGCGGGTGCGCTCCCCATGGTACAGCTGACCGGCGCATCTGTTTACGATGCCGTCAAGACACTTGATGGGGAAAATGACTTCGGGGAAGTCTTCGGCAAGGTGGTCGTTGACTTCCAGTTCCGTCTTGATGGAATCGAGCATTTCCAGCGCCGCTGTCTCGGTCGCGCCAATCAGCGTCACGAACTCGCGGTGCCCGTATAGCATCGACCAGATGGCCGCCGTTTCCGACAGCTGCGTCTTCCCGGACCCGCGAGGCATCGCCAAAGCGAACAGTCCTCCTTCAAGGACCGCTGTTTCGATTCTGTGAATGGCTTTCAGGTGGTCTTCGCTCCATTCAAGATGGAAACTCTCCGGGAAGTAGTTCTCACAGAACACCCGGAAATTGTTCCGGCAACGCTCTTTGAGTTCCGGGTTCTGGACCGGCGGGAGGTCTCCGATTTCACGACCGGCCAGAGCAAGAGCGATATTCCTGCTTCGGACTGCAGCCTTCTTCTCGTCATACGTCTGCGGAGGATTCGCCGCACGTTCCAGCCAGACTCCCGTAAGCCATGCCGCATATTTGATCAGATTGATGGTCTGTCCGCCGTCGTCCGAAATGCGGTAGCCCCCACGGTCACGATGGCGACGCAACTGCCGGTCAAGCAGGACAGGCCCGACAGGAGTGGAATTGACCAGACGGATAAGTTCCGTCGGTCGGAATTTAGATAGATTCAGCGCCATTGCCGTTCACCTCCTTGATCAGCCAGGCAAGGTATTCTATGATGTTGATTGTGCCGTCTCCATTCAGCGGAAGACCGGCGTCTATGAGCTTCTGCAAAGCTTCTTCCGACATTTCCCTGCACCCGGATTTCTGCAGAAGTCTTATGAGCATTTCCGGCTGCAAAGCCAAAGGTTGTAGATTATTCATGCTTTTTTCGAAGAAAAGTGGGTTGTATCGCCATATTCGATTGGATATAAGCGAATTAGCGAGCATTGTTAAAAGGAGCGCACATGAGTGCGCAAACGAAAACCATCAACCACAAGGAGACTTCTCATGGTCGAAAACACATTCAAGCTCGGAGACATCGTACTCGTCAAGGTCGGCAAGAACCTCGTCGAAACAGAAATCACCGGAATAATGCCTGATGGCCTCTACAGGGTCAAAAGCGTGAACACCCACAGGGAATTCAGCGTTAGGCATATCCACGAACTTGTCACCGCGGCAACCAGAAACATTCCGGATGTTGCCCCGGCCTCGGAGGTCGAGGCGGTCGCGGAACCTGACGCAACAGAAATGCCGTGCGCCTTAGACGCTGAAACGGAAGATGCCGATCAGCGTGAAGAGGGCACTGCCTCCGACAGTAAGGAAGACGAGTACGCGATCAATCCTGCCCACGAATCCGACAGGCCGAGGAGACGTATGTCCCTCATGAGTGCGGCAGTTGAGGTCCTCAAGAAAAGCAATGTCCCGATGAACACCCGCGAAATCGTTGCCGCCGTAATCTCGCAAGGTCTGTGGGAGCAGACGGACTGCAAGACACCGGAACAGAGCCTCTACGGAAGCATCTTCCGGGAAATCGCCGACAAGGACCACCCGCGCATCGTCAGGGCAGAACAGAGGGGCAAATTCAAATACGCTGGCTGATCGTCGGCTTCGGCTCTCTCCACGCGAAGATTCCCCAGATAGCAAACGCCAGGTGGACAACATCCAGCACCGCCCGGCTGTATAGCCCCGATGCGACGTCGTAGGCCAACCAGGCTATGTTCCCGACTGACCACAGATAGAAGCAGAGGATGTTCTTCCTGACATTCAGGACTGTTCCTGCCAGACTGACCGCTGTGAAAAGCCAGGTAATCATGTGAACAGTCCGTTTCTGCACATCTCCGCGAACCGCGGCTCCCGTAGGCTGAAGTGCTTGATGACCTCTTCCGGGCTGACACATTCGCGGTAGGACAGAAGCTCGTTCCCCTGCCGTTCAGTGAACACGACCAGAATCTCCGGCGATCCGATTCGGCACGAGATCGCGCAGTAGACCTCCGGACAGTCGGGATGCTCCTGGATGTACGAAAGAGCCCTGGCTCTGGCGAGCAGATTCAGCGACAGGTCTGCCTTGGAACCATCTTTTGTCCAGGGACTTCCGCCGCCGATCCTGCAATTGCCGCCGTAGAAATCCACGACCAGTTTGCGACCAGTCACGCCGCAGTCCCCGACGGGGCCATGCTTCACGAACCGTCCTGTCCCGTTGATGTGAAGTCTGTAGTCCCGGCTGCCGACGGACTCGGTCACCATGTCCGCAATCCTGTCTTCGGAATGCTGTTCGTTCATCGGAATCGCAACTACGATTTCGTCGATCTTGTCGTCCTTCATCGTCACCTGCGTCTTGATGTCGATACCGGCATACCGGGAATCGTACAGGCGTTTCCCAATCTTCTTCGCGAGCCAGTGATCCTTCGGCATGTACCCAGTCTCCGGTGTGTTCGTCGCCATCCCAAACATCACCCCCTGGTCACCCCATCCGTGGTTATCCACCCCCTGTGCAATGTCTGCGGACTGTTTGCTAATGTGCTGATTCACAACGAGGTCGTCCCCACAGATTGTGTTCTTCTTGCCGAATCCTTGCTGGTACTGTTTCGTGTATCCGATCTGATTAACCGCAACCCGAACAAAAGCCGCGATGTCCTCCTCGGAGTAGTTGGCCATGCTGGTGATCTCGCCACCGAGCGTGACGATGTTATCCTTGATCATGACTTCCAGCGCATACCGCGTCATCGGGTCTTTTTCAAGGAAGCGGTCGAGAAGGAAGCACGAAATGAAATCGGCGGTTTTATCCGGATGTCCCAGGGACACCCACTCTGATGTTCTGAACATAAATTGCCTCACATTTGTTCGATAGTTTCGTTTTCGGTAATCGCCGGGGTGAGCGTCTTCCAGTCGCAGCCCTCGCCGTGCTTGAACTCCGCCCAGCGTCGACGAATGACGTCGCAGTATTTGGGATCGAGTTCCATTGTCCGGCATCTGCGCCCGGTCTGCTCACAGGCGATCAGCGTGGAGCCGGAGCCACCAAAGTTGTCGAGCACGATGTCTTCGCGGGAAGAACTGTTCCGGATAAGATAGACCAGCATCTCCACGGGCTTCATGGACGGGTGAACAGAATTGCACTTTGGCTTGTCGAAGTGGAGCGCGTTGGTTTGGCATCGGTCGTTGAACCAGCGGTGTGCGGCTCCCGGTGTCCAGCCGTAAAGGCAACTCTCCGTAATATACTGATAATCAAAACGTCCGAGGACCAGCGCGTTCTTCACCCAATACAGAGTTTCGTGGACTTCCAGTCCGGCCTGCTGCGCCGCCAGACGGAAATTGGCCGATTCGCTGTCGCTGTGGAAAATGTAGAAGCTTGTCCCTTCCGCCAGAACGCTTGCCGCCGCCTTGAATGCGCCATCCAGGAACTTCCGGAACTCGTCGCTCGGCATGTTGTCGTTTGCGATTGTCAGCCCCGTAGAGCCCTCCAGCGCGACGTTATACGGCGGGTCCGTCAGGTAAAGGACTGCCTTTTCAGCGCCCATGAGTTTCGCCGTGTCTTCAAGGCTGGTGCTGTCTCCGCACATCAGGCGGTGTTCGCCAAGCTGGTAGACCTTACCGGGCTGGGAGTCCGCTTCCTCCGGGACATCCGGCACAGCGTCCGCTTCGGTCTCGCCCTCGGCGACTTCGCCGTTGACGTCGGCAAGGAGCTTTTCCAACTCCGATGTATCGAAGCCAAGCAGTGAAAGATCGAAATCCGCAGCCTGCAGGTCTTTGAGTTCAAACGGCAGGAGTTCGTAGTTCCATTCCGCGATCTCCCCGGTCTTGTTGTCAGCGATGCGGTACGCCTGAATCTGCTCTGGCGTCAAATCCTTTGCCACATGAACCGGAACCTCCGTCAGGCCCAGCTTAATGGCCGCTTTCAACCGGGTATGGCCCGCCACGATCACCATATCCTTGTCGACGACAATCGGCGCTCGCCACCCGAATTCCTTGATTGATTTTGCGACCGCATCCACAGCCGCATCGTTGTTCCGCGGATTCCGTTCGTAGGGATGGATATCCGAAATGTTCATCATCGTTATTTGCATGAAATGCCTCCTTTGCAAGGTTTTATAAATTTTCGGTCTGCTGCGGAAACTCTCTTGTACTCCGGGAGTCCTTCCGCGGCCCAATGTATGATTCTCATAAAGGGAGGACCCGACCCCCCAGGGGGGGGATCGGCCATCCCCCCTCTCGATTTCGCCTCAAGGCCGCCAGAAACGGCCCTTTTTCGGGGCTTTTCGCGGGGTTCGGGTCAATGTGCGCGTCTGCGCTGTCGCGCGACAAATCGCGCTGTTGCGAAACCGCTCATCCAGTGCCATGATTCCAACGTTTCCCAATTCCCAATATCCCCATACGCGCAGTGTGGTATAGGGGTATATATACGCGTACACACATAGTGCGTGGGAAACGGGGAGATGTGAAAGAGAAGATATATATATGATATATAATTCATTCATTTTCATATACATATATATACCATACTCCTCTATTCTATCTTTCCCTTACATATCCCAATTCCCAAGGTCGATGCCTCCGATGGCTTGATGAAAATGGCGCACGACTTTGGGAAGTGTCGATTTTTAGGAAACGTCGATGCCTGGCAAACGGTAGACTTTTGTCTTGTGTCGGTTGTCTCCCATCCATCCGAAATTCACGCGTCCGCTTTCGATCAGGGTGTCCATGATCTTTTCAAAAAGCTCCTTCGACTCGTGCATCCGCTTCAGCAACGCGCTATGGACGTAGCTGCCCCCGGCTTCCCGCATGTACCGCAACGCCTTCTGGCATTTCTCGTCGAAATCGTTCTCGAACGAGTATGTGCTTGCCAGGAACAGCATCTGTTTCGTCAGGAACTCCACGAACTTGTTCGACCACTCAACGCATTCCAGATCGATGATCGGCTGCGCCGGATTTCTGCTGATGGCATAAAGCAGCGACAGCTTGCACACCTTCTCGAAGGCACGAGCCCAGATGGTCATGGCCGTCGTCTCCTTGATGCTCTCGTAGTAGTCGTAGGTCGCGTCGCACTGGTCGTTGATGTTCTGAAGAAGCACATCGGCTTCCGGCGTCGCCTTGACGATCATCGGCTCCGGATTGATGGCATCCAGATTCCCGCCGCTGCCATACTGTTTTATGGTATTGATCGCATCGGTCACGGAATCGGGGACAGGAATGAGCTTCGGCTTGTGTCCGTGTCCACGCTTTCCCGCATCCAGCACAAGGCATCGCGCCACCAGTCCGTTGTTCAGCACTCGCGGTGAGAGCGCCTGGTAGAAGAACTTGGGGACGGCTGTCCCGAAGATAACCAGATGCGGATTGTTGATGTTCCGCCCGTTTCCCTGCTGACGGACGCGGTTCGGGTCGTTTCTGTCCTCTCGTCGGAGCGCAAGCTTACGCATAGTGTAAAGGCCATTGGACGAGCCGTAGAAGCGCAGCAGACGGTCGATGATGCTCTCCCCGCGGGCGTCTTTCATCAGCCGGATGGAATTGAACATCGTGTCGAATTCGTCCACCTGATACAGCATCGACGGCTGGATGAAGAGCGAGTCTTCCAGCCCTTCGCCGGAGCCGAACTCGTCCGCCAGACAGGAATCAAGCATGTTCTCCACTGCCAGTCTGGAATTGGACTTGCGCGGGTGATCCTTGCCTGTTCCCGGATTTGCCAGAGCCACGAGATACAGATTCGTCCGGGTGTTCCGTTCGTCCTGTACCGTCCTGCCGGTGATGAACGACAGAAATGCCAGGCTCGCGCAGAACGCCAGCACACGGTTCGGATATGGAGCCGTGTCCGTAATCCACTGCGCATAGTCGTCCACGAAGCCGGGGATGTGGATCAGCTCCTCCGGCAGCGCACCCGGATCAGGAAAGAGGTCATGCTGTTCCTCCTCTTCCTGCGGCGGCTCTTCCTGGGCTGGTTTCGTCCCGAGCAGGCCAGACAGATCCACGTCGGGATGTTCCACCGGTTCCGGCTTGTCGTAACATCCCGGTTCCAGCATCTCCCGGAGCTTGCGCCAGTCATTGCCCGAACACGAATTGTGGAGACATCGGAACGCGACAGCTCCGGACGGTTCCTCAATGAGGACGGCAGAGCCGTTGGTGTGATCCGAATTGAACGGGCAGACCTTGAATTGCCACTTGCGCCCGCCGTTGTATGGGACGGAATCACCAAGTTCGGGGAGATGTCTGGATATCCAGAGATCGAGTGAAAAGCCCGATTCGGAACACTTTTCGTGCTCACTTTTCGTAGGAGGTTCATTTGAGAGAACTCGACAGAGACTTTCAGAGCTCACGCATTCCAGTTTCTCCGGCGCATAAATGATGTGCGCCATGCGGTGCGGTCGTGCCGGGATGCTGTCGCCCTTGCAGTTCATCGTACCCGGCAGACGCCAGATGCGGGCTGGGTTGAACACGGTCAGGTCCACATGCACCTTGTCGGTCGAGGCTCCGGCGATGTTCGCAATGACACGTTGAACCAGGCCGTCGTCATTTGCCGGGAGGTCGATGCGGTAGAGGAGCTGGGCTCCGTTGCCCGAATCGAGCACGACCGGTTCCGGCCACCCGATGGAAGCAAGCCCCTGCCGGATCTGCGTTGCCAGATCGAGCGCGGCAGTGTGCTCTTCGTCCGTGCTTGAGATGTTGCTTTTTCGCACAGCGTCGCAGTCGATTGGCAACCAGCGACGGCAAACGGTGTCGCCGTCGGCGGTCGTCGCGTTCTGTTCCGCAGGGCCGAGATGGTTGAATGCCCGTGCCAGGAGGTCGGGATCGACAGGATTGAGGGTGACGTATGCCCCGGAGAAACTGCGGATTTTTGACACCGCCGTCGCGGCCTGCGGGATGTGTTCGTAGTCGAAATAGCCGGACTCCGTATGCGGTCTTTGATACCCGGCGGTCACGGCTTTCAGGACGCGGATTTCGAACACATCCCCGGCGGAAAACAACAGACGCAAAGCACGAATCAGTTCTTCGCGGTCAGTCATGTTCCCCCCTTAATCGAAGATGACGCCGACAGCCACGAAGCCCGTCGCGGTGGCCTCGGTGTGATGACGGAGCCAGGCGCGGACTTTCCGGACATTGCGGTGACGGCTGTGGGACAGAACGGTCTCCAGGTCTTCGCGTTCGATCACACGGACGGCCTGCGTGCCGCCCTTGGTCTTCGCCTTGATGTATTCCGGTGCAGAACGGACAAACGGAGACAGCATCTTATCCGCTCTCGGATAGCCGAGGAGTTTGCAGACGTCGCGGGCAACGAACTTGGTGATGCCATTCATGGTGAAGGTGCGGACGGGATTCTTCCCGCAGTAGATTGTTTCGGGATAGTTGGACATAGGTATGCCTTTCTTTGGTTAATAGTTGATTTTCAATGTGAAACTATTTGATTAGAACGGAATTTCGTCCGGATCGAAGTCTTCCACGTGGGGATCGTCGGACATGTCGATCTCCGCCGTGTCGTCGCCGGGCTCGCGTTCGGGACGCGGACCAAGCATACACCGGGTGACGGTCTCGAACTTCTCGCCGGAGATCGAGCGGACGGTGATCTTTACCGGTTCGGCCAGGTATCCGGCACGGGCAAGACGGACGGCTTCTGCTGCGGTTTGCGGAATCGGCAACCAGTCAGGCGCACGTTGTCGCCACCACTTGATGAACTTACTCCGAGCGTAGCCGTCATGTTCCGGACAGACCCACTCCGACTTGTACGTCTGGAACGCCACTTCGTAGTCCACGCGCATCGTGCTCGGCGCATCGTCAGGGGCATTCCGTTTCCGGTGGACCTCGTAGAAGACCTTCCGGACATCGTAATCGTCCATGAACACCTCGCCGGAAATGATGCTCTCGCCGGAGGCGTGTTCCGTCAGATTGCTTCGTTCTGGTGGCGGGAACTCGTATCCGCACTGCGGACACTTGCTGTATCCCGCATGGATGAGCGCCAGACACTGCGGACACTTCTTCGCCGGGGCATCCCCGCCACCGGGAGTCTTGTCCTTCACGCGGATCATGTCGACCGGACCGTGGCGCAGAATGTTGCCCCCGTAGTCCAGGACAAGGCAGTCGGTCTTCCCCGTTTCCGGCGACAGCCTGGTTCCGCGGCCAACCATCTGCACGAGCAGACCCGGCGAGTTGGTCGGACGAAGCAGGACCACGCAGTCCGTGTTCGGTGCATCGAATCCGGTCGTCAGCACGCTCACGTTGCACAGATACTTCAGTGGTGGCTTCGGCGTTCCGAACAGGTCGGCGGGAACAAACTTCCCTTTGAACCGGTCGATGATCTCGGCGCGTTCCCCGGCGGGTGTCTCGCCAGTTACCACAGCGCATTCCTGTCCGCTGTATCCGCGGATAGCCTCGGCGACATGCTGACAGTGTTTCACGGACGACGTGAAAATCAGTACCGACTTCCGGTCTCTGGTCAGGTCGACGATCTCTCGGCAGGCTGCATTCACCAGTTGTTCCGTATCCATCGCCGCGGCGATTTCGTCTCCGATGAACTCTCCGCCACGGATATGGAGATTGCCGAGATTGGCTTCGGCGCTGCCCGCACGAGACACCAACGGTGACAGATACCCCTGCTGGATCATCTCCTTTAAGCCCGCCTCATAGCAGATTTCGTTCAGGAGATTCTCCGGCTTGCAGATGAGGCCGCCCTTCAGTCGGAACGGCGTGGCCGTCATTCCGACAAGCCGGACGCGGGGATTGATGACCTTCATGTCCTTCAGGAACGTCCGGTACATTCCGTCTCCATCGGGAGCGATCAGATGGCATTCGTCGATCATGATGAGGTCGAACGCGTCCAGGTCGCATGCCTTATTATACACACTCTGGATGCCAGCCACGATGACCGGCTCTTTGGTCTGCCGGGATTTCAGGCCCGCGGAATAGATTCCGACCGGGATCTCTTCGCAGAGCCTCTGAATCTTGTCGGCGTTCTGTTCCAGGAGCTCCTTCACATGGGCGAGGATCAGCACGCGGCCCTGCCAGTTCAGAGCGGTGTCCTTTGCGATCTGCGCCAGGACCAGACTCTTGCCCGTTCCCGTGGGCAGGACCACGCAGGGGTTGGTGTCCTTGCTGCCGAGATGCTCGTAAACGGCATTCACGGCTGCTTCTTGATATGGTCGAAGTACCATGGCTCCTCCATTATATTTCCAGGCCAGATTGTCTCAGACCGACCGCGATCTGGACCTTGATCAGTTCCAGTTTCTTCGCGCTGATGCCGAGAAGCTTGCAGATCCTGGACTCCGGCACTTCCTGGGAAAGAAGCATGCAGATGGTACGCTGGTCCTTGTCGGTCAGCCGGTCGTAGAAGTTCCGGACGATTTCGATGCGTCTTTCTTTTTCTTTATGTCTTTTGCTCATATTCCGATATCCTTATGAAAGCCATTCCATTCGGAGGCATGGGGTCCCGCTTCGTGACGGTGATTTTGTGGATGAGCGAGTCGTCTTCATACACGCCCGCACAGGTAAGCGCGTCCAACAAACTCTTTTGGGAGTTGTCAATGTCGCGTCGACGGTTATCGGGGGGATAAAGGTCCAGCTCGACCTGTACGGGACATGTGAAAGTGCCATGATTCGCTCTTCTGGCAATGGCCGCCACCTTCTCCCGATATTGACGGCCATCGCGGCTGATGAGGACGCGTGGACCGACATGCCGGTAATAGTGGTTGAGAGATGGCGGCCAGGGTAGCGACAGGGAAAGGTTCATTTCGGATCGCTTTTGTTCATCGCCTCTCGGATTTCCTTTTCCTTCCGTTCATGCCACGCGAAATAGTATGCAAAGAAATGAGTGAGAAAAACCCCGTTGACGAAAAAGAAAATGAAGAAGGTCGTTCCAATGACAAGGAACCAGAGGCTTTTGACGATGGTCCTTGTCTGAAGCGTCCCGATGATGTATTCCGTCTCCGGTATCGCGTCGGCAATGGGCTTCATCAGGTCACAGGCAAATTCCATGAGCAGGAAAGCCGCCAAAGAGCCGAGAAAGTAGAGAATAATTTTTTTCATGTTCAGTTCCTCCTATGTTGTTCTGGTTCAGCGCATCCAAGTAGGTCTGCCAGTCGGAACGCCGGAGCCCTTGGCGGGTGCGGGATTCGTTGTCTGCGCCGGTTTCTGTGCCAGGGCTTCGCGGCTTTCGTATCCGCGCACTTCGTTCACGATCTCGTCGGAATTCTTGTCCTTCCTGCAGCGGACATTGATGACCAGCGGAATGTTGTGGAGCTCGACGGAATCGTTGGGCTTGAGAACATTCACGGCGTGGCAGATGGCCGACAGGTCGGCGCGGGCCATGCGGACGGCTTCCGGATTCTGGTTGTTCAGATTCAGGCGGACCCAGAGTCTGCGTCCGGCATAGTCGCCTTCGATGATTTCGAACTCCAGCTGGAGATACGTGCCGGTCCCGGCTTTGTTTCTTTTTTCCTCGGAGTCGTTGATGACGGCGATATACTTTCCGGCGGGGATGGGTTCAAACCCTTTGCTGGGTTCGACTTCGTTTGCGTCAAAGTTCAGAAGAGACATAATGGTGCTCCTTTCTGGTTAATAGGTGATGGCGAGTTTTGTTTCGATGTATTTCGGCGGGGGCGATGCATGCCTGCGGATGAGCTTGTTCGGACAGCGGACGTGTTCAAACCAGACCAGCTTCGGATTGATGTCATCGCGGATGAGGCGGCAGCGTTCCCCCGGACGGATGGGCTGGTCGCACAGTTCACAGATGTGGCGATGACGGGCAATGACGATTTTCTCGGACATCATGCAGCCCCCTCGCTCGTGCTTGTGCGGTAGGCTTCGATGAAAGCTTCCCAGGAAAGTGGAATTTCACCCGGCAGACCGAACCGGTTCTTCGCGATGCAGGCGGGACCGCCGACGGTACGGAGGATTCGTTCCCCGCCGTTGCTCCCAATCGGAGCGGCAATGCCCCGTTCGCCAGCAAATCCGGCGTTCTCCTTGTTCACGCGGAAACGCTTGGTCGCGAACATCACCGCGTCCGCCCATTCGCAGAGGAGACCGGTCGCCGCTTTGTGCAGGCGCGGAGAGTAGCGGTCATAGGCCGTGTTTTCCGGGTCTTCAAATCGTTCGACCTTGCTGTGGGCGATGATGATGACGATCATGCCGCGCTTGTTCCGCAGCTCGTCGAGCATGGAAACGACCGTCCTCCAGTAGCCGACGGCGTGGACATATCCTTTCCCGTAGCCGCCGTCCGCCTTTTCAATGGAACGAACACCGAAGTCGGAACAGACGCGGTCCCAGATGAGACGTTCCAGCCAGTCGGCGGAATCGATGACCACCGTTTTGTATTTGTGGTCTTCGTCCCGAAGCGCGGTCAGTTCGGCGAGGACCTCGTCGAAAGACTTCGCGAGCGGGAACTTGTGGCAGTTGATCTCGCCGAGGCCGTCCTCTGTCTGGATGAAGATCGCATCGGGGGCGGATGCCCCAAGCGTTGATTTTCCGACGCCTTCCTGACCATATACCATAAGGCGCGGAGGGCGGTTTTCACGCCCGGTTTGAATGGATTCAAGCATACTCATTGTATTGTTCCTCCTTTTTGATTTACAGATGGTTGATGATGCGGACTTCTTCGTAGCCGGTCGGCCATTTGTCCTTCAGTCGGCATTCCCGCAACTGTTTCAGAGCGGTCTCGTTGATGTGCTCGGCATCATCCAGCACGTTGGGGGCGATCTCCCACACGCCGGTAGAGAAAGGCTCCCGCTTTTCAACGGCGACAAAATGGACGGGAAGCGTTTCGCCTGTGGCCTCGCGGTACACCGCGCGGTAGAACGCCATCTGCTGAATGTATCCCAGACTGCGGCAGCTCATATCAAACCAGCCGAGGCAATCGCAGGTCTTCAGGTCAACAAGACCATATTCCGGGGAAAGCCAGTCCATGCGGATCTGGCACAGGACGCCGCAGTATTCGGTACGGATCACGCCCTCGGCAAAGCCCTTGTTCAGTAGCCGGGATGCAACCTCATGCATCCAGATGGATTTCTGGAGCTTGAGAATGAAGGCATAGTCCTTCGTGCTGACGATTTCCCGGTCCTGCGAAGCCAGCCATTCCGCATACGTCTTGGTCGCCTTGCCGAACGGTTCGCCAGTGCGTTCGTTGATCGGGCCGTCGGTCACGATGTACTGCTGGTCGAAAGCAACGCGGCCTTCGAGAATCAGGCAATGTGTCGCCCTGCCAAGAGCAAGCGCGGGGGAGTCGCTGTCCTCGATTTCGCCGGAAATCTTCCGACGATAGAGTTCGGGAGAGTTGCGGAAATCATCCAGCAGATGACTGGATACATACAGTCCGCATCGGGATGCCGCATGATACTCCGCGGCTGGGATTGACAGAATCTTTGGATTCATCATGGATAGTGTCCCTGTTCTGTGTTGATTGGTTCGTGGACCCACCGGATTGGTTTGTCCTAATCTTGTCTACGCTTAAGATTTCGTCTTTGTCCAAAAGGAATTGGAAATTTCGGAAATCTTTTCGATCAGATGTTTTGTTTCATCTAATCTTGTCTACGACAAAGATTGTGGTGTTGTCCAAAAATGAACTCATAACCCATTCGCCGGAACAGGGAGATATATAATAAAGAAGGAATTGATACACGCGAACGACAAATATCTATCATTCGTCCAAATCGCATATCAAAAATAGACAAAAAAAACCAAAGAACTTTTGATGGTCCTTTGGTATGAAATGGCTACCATTTTACGCTTTTATGCTTCTCTTTTACATTCAGCAGGCCTTATGTTTTGGCTGTTTTTGACGTCTTTTTGTCAGTATATCAAATTATGATACTCTCCTTATGTGATACGTTTCTATGCGCTAAAATTGAAATATGCGAAATGATAAATAGAGTAGAGAGAAGGTCATTGTCTCAAAAGATACTGCACCACCATTGAATCTTCCGCCACTCCT